GTAAGGCGAGACAATGAAATCAAATGTTTCATCACCCAAGTTTGCCAGCGCTGCTGTTAGGCTTGGGTCAATTGCACCGCCTGACATTGGAGTAAAGGTAACGCTCATTCCGGCAGGCGTGACTTCTCCAGCAGAAGAACCTAAGTAATTTAGGCGAAGGTCAATTTCATTGCCGCAAGTGCCTTTATTGTCCGCAGTAATACTTACTGCTGAACCAGAGGCCAATGCAGTTACTGGACAAGCCGCGTCAGAATTAATTAATGCCGCTAACGCAGTAGCAATTTGTGCTGTAGTTTGAGTGGAAACAACTGGCAATTGATAGCGAACGCCACCAATGTAAACATTCAGTGTGCCCGATGCTGTCGGCGCGGTTCCAATGTTGATAGCTCCAGTTGCGGAAACAGAAGAAGCCGCATCCGCTAATGGCAGATACCAAACTTCGCTAAATGAATCTGCTTTTCGATATGCAGCAGTCATTAAGGCCAATTGGGACTGAACGCCACCTTGAAGCTGGGCATCGCTAACGCCAGCACTTAATAGTGGAATACCAGGCTGAGCAATACCTGTAGATAAAATTTGTCCAATAATCAAGACGCGCTGATTATTTGTAGAAGTATTAGCTTTTGAGTTATCTACTTCTGCATAGAACAATGGAACCCGAATATTAGCGGGTACATTTTGGAATGGGACTGTCATATGAAACTCCAAATAAAAAACCCGCCGTAGCGGGTCTTGTTGTTAATGAGGGGGTATTACTCTTTACTTTGCTTCTTTTCTTTTGACAGGACAACATCCCCATCCTTTAATAGCTTTTGCCAGTGAATAGAATCGGAAACCTCACGACCCTCTTCGGGTAAAAAATCTTTTAGTTCCGGATCTCTAATCTTGAGTCCTTGAGCTGGTTTGATAAACATTTAACCTCCTTGAAGTGGTAAATCTATAGATCCCTCACTTCTTCCATCGGGGCCCGATGTCCTAGGTGAAGGTGTAACTTGGTTTGGAAATTTTTGATTCTGATATGTCCCTGTTGGGTCATATATATTTTTTAGATCAACATCAATGCCAACTTCAGTAATTGAAGCTAATGAAGATGAAGATGGTTCATATGCCTCGAAAACCTCAACATCAAAAGATCCAGCTATCCCAGCTAAATGCTCAGATCCAGTAGATTTAATCTCCAAATTGCTTGATACATTCGAGATCTTTTGTGATATTCCAACAAAGGATGAGTTTGTCAGGATTGCGTTTTCAATCTGAAACCAAAGAGATTCAACATCATCTTGAGCTGATTCTGCCGTCGTGTTTTGAACAGTAGCCTTAACCAGTACTGTAATGACAGTATTAAATTCGGGTATACCCGCCATGATTGCGGTTTTCGTTTCCATCGCCGTTTGAATAAACACCGCCGGAAGATTTTGGGCTGGTTGAGCCCAATCCCCAGGCGATTGAACGGTTACGGCTGTACCATTTACTGCAAGCTCTGCATTTTCTAAGCACGAAACTACCGCAAGGCGTAACTGACGCCTTGCAAGTATTGATGATGTAGTTGTCATGGTGATACTGTCAGCAAAAGACGACACCATCCATGCCCGTCATCCTGTACCTCACGGATGATGTAATTCGTATCATTTTTCGGAGCTATTGGCGCTGCGGGTATGAATAGTGTGTCTTTTTGCTTTGGCAATACGGATAGATCGGCCAATGAAAAACCAAAGCAAGGCGTTTTTGTAGTGACGGGCATTCCATCGCTAACATCAACGTCTAAATAGGCTTCATCAAATATCCCATCGACAGGATAGGTAAGGCCAGCCTGAGTAAGAACCGCGGGCTGGCCAAACTTACCTACCAATGGTGATATGACCTTACTACCCCAATCAATCACTCTGCCGCCTTCGAACTGTCGGCCTTTGGCGTATCGCTTTGTGGCTTGACCTTTTTATCAGCCTTTGGCGTATCGCTTTGAGCTAGGCGAATAACACCACGCTGCAAAAGATGCTCGGCATCCTTGATTTCAACCAAGGAGCCAGCCTCATACTTCTCACCATCGTGATAAAGGGTGCTGTTATTGACTATATATTTCATATCACCCCCAATTAGCTAACAACAGGAGCGCATACAGTTGCCGCTAGGCAAGCATTTACTCGTGATGGGATTACGATTGGGGCGGACTGCATCATGATGATGGTCTGAGCAGGGTCTTCTTGATACCAGGTCTTAGGAGCAAAAGCCATCGCGCCATAGTTAAATGCTGGGTCCATAATCGCACCGAAAGCGCGAGTACCCATCATGTCGGGACCAGTCATCAATACAGTGCCGTCAGCGATCATAGGAACCTCTAGATCAGTTACTGGATCAACATACCAATCGTTGTAAACCCACAGGCGATACTGACCCCAGTTACCTTTGTACTGAGCGCCGCGCTGGATTTCAGCACCAATTTGAATGCTGTTACCCGCAGCTTGACCTGGATACCAAATTGCATTTTTAACAACTGGATCTTGAATAAACAAATTCCAAGGAGTTGTTGTAAAAACAATGTCTTGGCATACGCCACCTGATTCGCGCAACACTAAATGGCCCCATTGCTCAATCATCTGAGTTGGGATTACGTTAGCTTGACCCCATTGTGAAGATCCGCTTAATGCAACAGACAAGGCAGAATTACGGCCAAAATTAACTACGGCGTCAGCAAAGCCTTCGCCTGTAATGGTTACTTGACCAGTGGTCAATGCTTGAGCAGCCATCCACTCCATGCGGCGGGTAATCATATCAACTTGATCTTCCATTTCAAATTGAATGTTTGCCAACATACGAACACGGGCATCTTCCGCACCGCCGATACGCTCACCAATCATGCGGCGAATAGGCTTACGCAAGTCAGGAGCACGCTTATCTTTGATGTATGCAGGCTTAAAGATGTTGGTTTGTACGGAGCGCTGCTCTACCAATTTACCTTCAACCAATGGAGAAACGAACGGAGACATACGGCGCTTACCAACGTCCACGTCAATGGCTACAAATTCGTTATCAGATGTAACGATGTTAGGGAAAAACTTGTCAAGCAAAAAGCTCTGGGCTTTTTTCAAGTTTGGAACAACACCCACCAAAGTGGCTGTGTCAAAGTAGTTTAAATTTGTTGATGGACCAGACATAGGAATCTCCTAAATAAAAAACCCCGCATATAGCGGGGCTGTCAGATTTGAAAAAATGGATTAGTCGTTAGCAGATACGTCTGCGCTAACTGGAACTTTGAAAAACAAAGTAGAGCGTGCTGCTTGAGCCAACTTAGTAAGAGCTGCGGCACTACCAGCAGCGCCCCAACTTGCATCAAACGTCAATGCAGCAAAGTTAAATTCGCCTTGTTGGTATAAGCCAGCGGTTACTTGACCAGCAGTTGCATCGGTAGCGTCTGCCAAAATTCCCGCTGGGACTTGAGATCCATCGGTTGCAGTTGCAACGCTTGGAACCGCCAAGCCAGTAGCTGAGATGATTCCCATCACCTGACCGCGTGGAAGTACGGCAGATTGTTGTGGCACGCTGATATTGCGCGTTACCAGCTTTAAATCACCAGCAATTAGCTGGTCTGGTGAATACACATCAGTTGCAATGCCTGGGGAAAAGGGATTGTTTGATACGTTTAATGCAGTCATGTTTGACTCCTTGAAAAATGAGGTCGAAAAAAAACCGCCCGTAGGCGGTTTGTTTATCTGTGGTTAGTGGTTAAGGGCGATAGGCTTTCGCAGCGGCAACAATCGCAGCTGCTTTTCCTTCGGGACTGTTTGGATCAAGATTTGGACCAGCGTTTGCGCCGATAGTTGGAATGTTTACCCCAGCCATATGCTTATCAAGAGAACCGCCTTGATTGGCAGATACATCTTGCTTAGTCATCGCCAAAATGCTGGATGCCTGCTCTACGGATAGAGTGGTATCAAAAGCTAATGAGCAAGCCTGATTTGTAAGACCCAACTTGATGCCTTGAGCAACAATCTTGGCGCAACGTGAACGCTCAGAGGCTTTGGCTTTTTCTTCCTTTTCCCCTTCCTCTGCTTTTTCTTCATCTTCGTCGGCCTCAGCTTTTTTGGCTTTTTTGGCTTTTTCCTC